TCTTGGATAACGACGGTTATTTATGTGCCACCTTACACAAGCAGTTCGATGAAGATTTATATGTGAAACAGGTTTATTGTCTGGGCGCATACTATCACTCTTTAATTGCCATAGAATCCAACTTTTCAACCTTTCCAAACAGAGAACTTTCTAGATTACGATACCCGTCTTTATATGTGAGAGAAGTGTTCGATACTATGCGCCCTGATGCCCAAGAACGTTTTGGTTTTAAGACCACCGCTCTTACAAGACCACAGATTATTTCTGAACTTGTGGAGATTGCTCGTGAACATATTGATAAAATCAACGACCGTGAGACTTTGCAGGAAATGTTAAGTTTTGTCCGTAACGCAAAGGGCAGAGCAGAAGCATCCCAAGGCACACACGATGACTTAGTTATGGGATTAGCGATTGGATATCACGCTTTAGGACAGTTACCAAACAGAGTCTCACGAACTGTAAAGATAGACGAAAGGATGGATGAAGACTATGCCTTCTACAATTACTAACGAAGACATCGCAAAATTCTTTGATGCATACAAAAAGAGGATGCGGAATCAAAAAAGAGGAATTCCGAAATCACGTCCCGTTCATATGGTTCAAGGCAATTCACAGCCTATAAAAAGAAGCGACAGAACTATTAATTATGGGGATCGGAACGCTTATAACATCTCTGCTGAACTGTCAAACAAAGAGAATCAGGCACAACGTAAACAGGCTTTGATCTACAGCGGTATCGCAAGACCCGATTATTACTCGCCAAGTCAGGATATATTCCTGAATCAGCCGAATATAACGAGGAAACGAAAATGACCAGATATGAAAAACGAGAAATGGCAAAAGACGTTATAGCGTCTCTTAAAAAATATGATTACACAGACGATGAAATTCATTTTATCCTGACTGAAGCAATCGACATAATCGATAGCATAGAACCTTATTTTGAGGAAGACGAATGATAGAAATTGTATGCATTTTTATGACAAGCGCCATCATGGGCGCTTTTAATTTGGCCTTTTTTCTATATGGCGTTCATGTTGGCAAAAAGAAAAGCCAAGAGGATGGCGTCACTGTGACCAAAGAGAATCAGGATTTTATAAAGCAACTGATGGAATGGAGAAACTATGAAAACTGAACCGATTGAAATATGGGCAGAATACCAGAAAGGTGTTCAATATCTTTCAAATTTGAATATTTATTCCATCGTTGAGCGTAATGAAGACTTTTACGATGGCCGTCAATGGAAGGGTTTAAAAGCCGAAAACTTGCCAAAGCCTGTGTTTAACGTTCTCCAACGTGCAGGCAAATACATGATTGCCTCTATCGGATCGAACGATATCGCAATTGATATGATTCCGTTCAGCGAATTGCCCGATGATGCAGAGAGAACTAAACCCATTACACAGGAAATAAAAAACATCATCGAAGTTGCACGAATGAAAGAAGCCTCTAAAGAGGTTATCCGCAACGCTTTCGTTGATGGATGGGGTTATATGATGCAATCCTTCAACCCCGAAATCGAAACCAACCAAGACGTGAAAGGAGCCGTTGAAAACCAAGTCATTGACTGCACAAATGTTTACTTTGGAAATCCTTATTCGAACGACATTCAGACGCAACCGTACATTATCGTTGCTATGCGTCAGGATATACACCAAGTCAAGGAAGAAGCAGAAAAACGAGGCCTTTCAAAGGAACAGATTGAAAGTATATCTCCTGACAACGAACAGTTGCAGGCTAACGATGACTCCACTAATCTCGTTACCGTTTTAATCAAATACTTCAAGAAAGACAAAACCGTCTGGTTTACCAAAACCACAAAGGATTTAACTCTGATCGAACCTACAGATTTGGGTTATAAACGTTATCCTTTGGCGTGTTTTGGATGGGATCCGATGAAAAACAGTTATACCTATAACTCTCCGATGACTTCGGTTATCCCGAACCAGATTTTTATCAACAAGTGCTACGCAATTGCACAGATGTATGGATTACAGAGTGCTTTCCCGAAGATTGTATTTGACAAGTCCAAAGTCCAGATTGACGAATTCCTGAATTCAACTTCACCGCAAGCCGTGGCAGGTTTGGATATTGCAGGCAAGTTTATGGACTTCATTAAAATCCCTGACTTCTCAAACAACATTCTTGAGTTGGCACAGAACGTTATTGCCGTTACCAAGGATTGTCTCGGAGTCACGGACGCATCACTCGGAAATGTCAGACCCGACAATACATCGGCAATCATCGCACTGCAGGAAACATCTTCCATCCCACTGGAAATCCAGAAGCAGAATTTCTACGTATTCTGGGAAGACATTGTACGCAACATCATTGAGATTATTTCCAATTCCTATGGAACAAGGATGGTTCTTACAGGAGATATGGACAACCCAGTTGCAGTCGTGGACTTCTCCGCACTGAAGAAACTCAACTACAACTTAACTGTTGAGGTAGGAAACGGTGCAATGTTCTCTGAAATAGCGCAGATGCAGACGTTGGATAAATTAGTCCAAGCAGGATACATTGACCCGAGCGATTACATTCAGACAGTACCGAGCAAATATATCCCACAGAAGTCCAAATTATTAAAGAGTTATCAGGATCGGCTTGCGCAGGCTCAAATGATGCAACAGCAGATGCAAGAACCGATGCAACCGAGAGGCTCAAATACAACCGATGAAGTAGTTCCTTTGTAGGACTTTTCATATACGCCTAAACCAAGGCAAAGGAGAAAAATTTAATGTTCGAAGAATCAAACCAGATTCAAGAAGAAAACGTATTCGACGACGTTACAGCCGAAGAAGAAAACTTATTTGAAGATGAAGAGAATACCAACGAATCATCCGAAGAAGAAGTTAAAGAGGAAGAAATTCCTAAGTATTCCCTCAAGGTAAAGTACAACAACGAGGAAAAAGAACTCAACGAAGAGGACGCTCGTATGTACGCCCAGAAGGGGATGAACTACGACAAAATCTACGAACCGTTAGAGAAACTCGCAAGAGCAAACAATATGCAGGTTGGCGAATATCTAAACCAGTTAAACGCTACACAGCACGAGTTTGAAGTATCTAAGGAAGTCGAAAGATTGCGTGGTGATTCAAAGTATGCTGATTTGTCAGACGAAATCCTGCAGGAAATCGCCAATTCCCGAATTACCGAGAACTACAATCAGCAGGCTCAAACACAGCAGGAAAACGAGAACATCGCACTCGAAAAGGAATTTGCCCGACAGGTCGATATGTTCAAACGTGAATATCCTGACATCGAACCAAACGATGTGGACGAAGAAGTCTTTAACCTAGTTCGTCAGGGCTACACGTTATTAGAGGCATACAACAAGTGGGATCGGACAAGTGCCAAACAAAAAGCGATACGACAAAACGAGGAAAACAAGAAGAGGTCATTGGGGAATACTACCAACGCAAAGAAGGTGGAAACCGATGACTTTTTAAGTGGTTTCCTAAATGGCTAAGAAAGGAAAATTTTAAATGGCAACAATTAATTTAGCTGACAAATATTCACCGAAGATCGTTGATAAGTTTTATAAGGATTCCGTTATTTTAGGTAAAACCTCAAAAGAATACGACTGGGATGGCGTACAGTCCATTAAGGTATGGACAATCAACACTTACGCCCCGACCACCTACGGCAAGCCTGCAAACGACAACGCTATCACAGGCGCTCATGCAAGATACGGCTCTACCTACGAAGTCGCTGATACTCTTCAGGTCATGACTTTAACGCAGGACAAGGCCGTTTCTTTATCCGTTGATAAGGGCAACAACACCGAACAGATGCTCATTAAGAACTCTGGCGTCGTCATGGCTCGTGAGTTAAGAGAACAGTTCGTCCCGATGTTCGACAAGTACGCTTTAGCAAGATGGAGCGGTTTAATGACTACTGCACCTTCTTGGGCATCTCTTGTCAACTCTGGCATTCACGCATCCTTAACAAAATCCACTATCGTTGAAGCAATCTCCGACGGTGTTACGGCTATCAGAAATCAGGGAACTGATGTAAACGATGCATACTGCTACATCGGTGAAACCAACTTCGCAAAACTCCTGATGTCTCCTGAATTCCTGAACGTCGACAAACTCGGTGAAAGAAACCTTGAAAAGGGCGTCATGGGCAAGGTAAGAGGTTTGCAGATCGTTCCGATCCCTGACACTTACTTAACCGCAACTGGCAACACCAACTTAACGAAGGATGTCAACTTCATGATTGTCAAGAAAGAATGCGTTCTGACTCCGACCAAAATCAAAGATGCAAAGGTTCATTCCGATCCTGTCGGCATTTCTGGCGCATTGCTGGAAATCAGATGGCTGTATGATGCGTTCGCTCTTAACACCAAGGCAAAAGGCATCTACGTTTCAACCAAGGCTTAATTTGTGTGGGGGCTTCGGCCCCCTTTTTAAGGAGGAAATATGACCGTCCAAGATTTATATATGAAAACAAAAGCGTGGATGTTTGAAAAACCTTCCTCCACGATATACGACAATTACATCATCGAAATCACCAACAAAGTATTGGCGGAGACTTATGAAGAAAACAATATGTGCCGAATGTTCAAAGGGAAACTTCCTTTTATTGACGGCATATCAGCGCATCAGGTTTCCAACATTACCGATGAGTTAGACTACGAAGAAGAATACTTGCTTGATGTTATCCCAAAGGGAGTGGACGCAAACTTCCTGATGGACGATGACCTGACCAAGATGAGTATTTATCAGACCGAATACAACAACGCACGAGTCATGCATCAATGTATGCTGTCGTCGGACGTAATTGAAAGATTGACCGAAGAAGCGAGGAACTCTTAATGCCTGTCAGAGAGATGCCCAAATTTCAATCCGCCCCAGACAAGATGTTTGAAATACCTCAGCCTGGCATGGGTGGAATTAACCTCTTTGATTTGGAGTTTGAACAGAATGTAAACCAGTCCCCGAATATGCTGAACATGATGTATCGAAACGGCACATTCGGCAAACGTTACGGACAGGAAATCTCCGATACACTAGAAGACAATATCTATTCGGTTACCGTATTCTCGGGCAAAAGAGTAATCCACGCAGGAAGCAACATCTACATCGATGGGGTGGTTGCGTTACAGAACATCCCAGAAGAAAGAGGAATCTTCATCAGATTCGGTGAATGTCTTTATTACAAAATCGGCACAAGTTTCTACGAATACAAGGAAACCAACGGGGTGTATGCGTGGGGTGCGATGGATCCCTATGTTCCAGACGTTTACATAAACTGCCAGCCCCAAAAAGACGGCACCTATGACATGATGGATTCTCTCAATCTGTTAAGTCTGAAGTTCAAATGCGTCTACAATCCTGATGGAACGGCAAAAGACTTCTATGCGTATGGCGATGAAGAAAACATCATAGACTGGACTGTCGATCCGATTGTAGTCGTGGACGATGTGACAAAAACCAAGGGAACGGATTTTACTGTCAACACAACGGACAAGTATATTCGTTTTACTACCGCTCCTGCCAAGGGAGATATGTCGGTCGAAATCACGTTCACGATGAAATCCGAGAATCTCGAACTGGACAGAAACAGACTGTTAAACTGCAAATATTTCAACGCATATGGTGCCAACGGAAACCAGAATCTGTTTATGGGTGGTGGGGGAGCCTCAAAGATTTTCTATTCAGAGAGTTACGATGCTACCTACTTCCCTGAAAACAACTGGACTCTGATCGGTTCCACAGAAGACGATGTTACAGCGTTCGGTTTGCAGTACAACATTCTGTTAGTATTCAAGCCTCGTGAGATTTACTCAATTTACTCTTATATGGTTACGGCTGCTATGGTGCCTACGGACAGCGAAAGCGAAATCGGCACGGAAGCCTTTGGTGCGACGATAGTCAACTCCAGAATCGGATGCGACGTTCCTCATTCCATGCAACTCGTTAATAACCAATTGACGTGGATGAACTCAAGAGAGGGTATCTGTACGCTTGTATCTACTTCGATCTCCGACGAACGTAATGTCCGAGTAATATCAAGAAACATCAACCGAACGAATCACTTAGGCGTTCAGGGATTATTGGATTACACCGAAGATTTGAACAAAATCACAAGTGTCGATTTCAACGAAAAGTACTTCATTGTATTGCCTGAAAACGGCATATGTTTCATGTGGGACTATGCAATCAGCCCTTTTTTAGTTTCCACTTCAAGGACGACCGATCCTAAAGAACTGGACTGGTTCGTGTTCGACCATTTCTACGTCAACGAATTCATCAACGCAGGGCAGGAACTTTACTTCACGTGTTCACTAAACGGATACGAGAACAAGATAATCCGCCTTACGAATGAATTTGTTGATTTGGACTACAACAACGATGGGGAACCCGATGCAATCAATTCGTATTACATGACTCCTTTTTTGCAGTTTAATGCTGTGGAAATGCTGAAGAATGTGAAGAACGTTTACGTGCAATGCCGAGGTGATACATCGTCCATTATCAAGATGGAATACTTAACAGAGGAAAGCAACTTATCGGAAAAAGAGCCAGAAGACATTGTCTTGGGTGGCAAAATCTGGACGAGATTCTCATGGAAAGACTTCCAATGGAAACAAATCACATGGGCGGTCACGTTCAGAAGAAAATGCAATCTCAAGAAAGTTCAGATGGCCAGTTTCATTTTCCGAAACAGCGAACCCGAAAGTGATATGTCCATCGCTCATATCGGTTTACAGTACCAATTAGTAAAATACGTGAGGTAATTATGGCATTTAACTACAGCAATTATGACGGAACCAACGTTGATATTGTTTTCTCCGAATCCAATGGGTATGTTGAACCATCGGGCGAAGTCGAAACAAGAAAACAGTTGAGTTATCCGTTCAAAGAATTAAAAGATTATATCAACAGCACAGCGATCCCGAATGGGGGAAGCACAGGGCAGGTCTTAAAGAAAAACTCCGCTACGGATTACGACTATTCATGGCAGAACGTAAGCGATGTTTCGTCCTCGATGTCAACTAATGAAATCGATTTTACGGATGGAACCCACACTTTGAAATTCCGTGTTTTAACCGCAAGCGAATACTCAGGTCTGGCCACAAAAGACGCTAATACGTTGTATTTCATCAAGGAGTCCTAATGGCAATACGGCTTGGATCAAACAAGATTGCAAGTATTCGCTTTGGCAATACGAAAATAAGCAAGGTCTTCCACGGCACAAATCTCGTGATGTCGGACGGATCTCCTGTTATCCTGACAAGATATCAGCCTTTTCTAAAGGCGTGGGATGTGACAGGGTATGACGACTATCAGGACTATACGGTAAATAATTTCTTTATTAAGAGTTTCGAAACGCTTAATGAACCAGAAACCTTTGACGTTGCGGGCGGGCCACTTTACATTACCGTAACCGCAGGGTTTGAAAAATCTTACGCAAACGGTCTTTTAAAGATAAACGCTTCAAACAACGGTGTTTTATCAGGCAGAACGACAACGGTCGTATTAGCCCCTGTAATTTCTGACTTTGAACACATCGACAAAGTGTATGACCCACTGACAGGAAACGAGGGCTACTTATTGAATTTAACTCACCCAGACGAATACAGAAATTTCACTATAGACAATTTTGTGTTCATGCCAAACGGTCAGACAGAAGTCAGAGGATGGAATCTGGAGAACGGAACATATGTGCTTGAAACACATTTCCAACTTGAGAAAGAATACAACGCCACCTCTGGTGTGCTTACATTCTATGCACTTGCGTGGGGAATGCTGAACAAAATGAGAGGTGGAGCGTCTGAACTTATCGATCAATGGTCTACAAATATAGACCTTGGCGTTTACCTTACACGGACGATTCCGATGTAGAAAGGAGTTTTTATGATTACAAGAAACAGATATAACTTAGAGGGCGATGTAGCCTACGAAGGGTTATCAACAGATGTGAAACCTACGGAAGATGTCTACCCGAACTCTTTATTCCTTGAGTTGGACACAGGGGATTTCTATTTCTGGAATGAAAGCACATGGGAAAAAGAAGGTGAGTAAATGGATTACTACG